GCGGCTACACGATCAACCACTTCTTGACCGACACGAACGGCTGGTATTTGACCACCGACGTTCCTAACGGCATGAAGCACTTTGTTCGTACTCCTCTGTCCACTGGTATGGACGGCGACTTTGATACCGGCAACGTCCGTTACAAAGCTCGTGAGCGTTACAGCTTCGGCTGGTCTGATCCTCTGGGCATGTACGCTTCTGCTGGAGCCTAATTGGATTCAGTAAGGTAGAGGTGACTGGCCTGCCACTAGGGCTCCTTCGGGAGCCCTTTTTATTTGTGCAATCTATTTAAAACTGTGATATATTGCAGCCATTCCGGGCTTTCCGGTGCATCAAACTGTCCCGGCAGACGACATACCGATTGATGCACTTCACTTGTATGTAAGGAATTATCATGGGATTCGCAACTCATCTCGGCCCTTGGCTGCTTGGCACTGTTAAAAACACCACCGGTACTACCGCTGGAACCATTCAAAACACTGGTACTACCCTAGTCTCTCAGACTAAAAAAGTAGTTTATACCGGCACTGTAGCCGCAGCTACTGCTACCACAACGCTGTTTACCATTCCAGCCGGTTCGCAAATTGTCAGTATTTTCATTGACACCTTGGTGGCATTCACAGGCTCCACCGCAGCCAACGTAGTGGTTGGTACTTCGGCCTCTACTGCGCTGTTCTGGGCTTCTACAGACATCACCTCTCAAGGTCGTTTGGCTAATACTAATGCTGCTGCTAAGTTGGTTAACTGGGCTGGCGCAACAAGTACTGCATCTCCTAACGGTATTGGTGTTGGTGCAACGGACGTTATTGTTCAAGCGGCATTAACTCCTACTGTTGCTGATGTAACCGCAGGAACTGTTCAGTACACCATTGTGTATGCCGTTGCAAACTCGGACGGAACTCAGTCTCCTGCATCTGCTTAATTAATCTTGGGGGCTTCGGCCCCTACTTTATAGGAGATTAGTTATGCAACAAACTGATGTTAAAAGCGCACACCTGAGCGCAGCAGGTTCTTATTACGTTGGGCGCACACGACTCAAAGGTTTTGTTGTCAGCCCCAAGGCAAGCACGGCAGCAACATTTGAAATTAGAGACGGCGGTTCTTCTGCTGCTATTCTTTATACTATGGACATAGCAAGCCTTGGAACCCCAAATACGGTCAGTATATTTGTTCCTGGAGAGGGCATATTGGCATCTACTGGGCTGTATCTCACACTCAGTGTTGGTTCCATCACAGGTATCACAATATTCTATGGCTAAGAAAACCCCATCCCTTGCAGTAGGCCGTGGCGAGAAGCTACCCGTCTCCAAGGGGGCTGGGTTAACAGCCAAAGGCCGTGCTAAGTACAACGCAGCTACAGGGTCTAATCTAAAGGCTCCACAGCCCGAAGGTGGACCTCGTAAGAAATCATTCTGCGCTCGTATGTCAGGTATGCCGGGGCCGATGAAAGATGAAAAAGGTAAGCCTACCCGCAAGGCGGCTTCCTTAGCAAGATGGAAGTGCTAGGAGAAAGATATGGTAACCAAGCGCAAAGTAAAAAAATTTGACGAAGGTGGAGATACGGGTGGAGGCTCATCTAACTACAGTCATGAGGGCCGCAATCAAATCAGTGGTGACTCGCAAGCAGCAGGGGAAGCTCGTGCTGGAATGGGTTTTGCTGGCACTGGCAGTGGTTTAGGCGGAACTGGTGCGGACATGGCCCAACGTGGCATTGGTGGAGAAGGCCCATATCTTGGCGAAAGACAAGGGGACTTTGTCAGTTCTGCAGAGTTTTCTAAAAATAATAATTACGGGGATGTTGCGTTAGGCATCAATAATCAACTCAAAGATTATTTACTATCAAATAGAGAAGAGAATAATGGTAATGTTGTTAGTAATTTGAAAAGATATAACAACCCATATTCAGCACAAAATGAATTTAACTACCAATCAGACAGATTAAAAAAAGTACTTGGTAAAGCAAAAGGTGGGTCAGTCAAAAAAATGGCCTCCGGTGGAAAAGTGTCCAGCGCATCTAAACGTGCAGACGGCATTGCTCAACGCGGTAAAACTAAAGGCAGGTATATATGACCGACCAACAAGAAACAGTTAAACACGTAGTTGACGTTCTGTCAGTGATTACTGTAATAGGAACGCTAGTCGATATGCTACCGTCAATCGCAGCAATATTTACCATTATTTGGACAGGCATCCGTATCTGGGAAACCGATACCGTACAACGGTGGTGGAAAAAAGATGCCGAGTAGCAGCGCAAAACAACATAGGTTCATGGAAGCGATAGCTCACTCGCCATCGTTCGCCAAGAAAGTAGGAGTTCCACAGTCCGTGGGGCAAGATTTTTCAACTGCGGACAAGGGCCGCAAATTCTCTAAAGGTGGTGATACTATGGCTTCCAAAATGAACGCTGGTTTTATGGCAATGATGGCTAAAAAGAAGGGCGCACAAGAAGGCTCTAAAGCTGATATGGCATCTGACAAAAAGCAAATGATGGGTATGAAAAAAGGCGGCGGCGTTAAGAAGATGGCCGGCGGTGGTCTAGCTGCTGGGCATAAGAGTGCTGATGGCATTGCCTCTAAAGGCAAGACCAAAGGTAAAATGATTAAAATGAACATGGGCGGAAAAGCCTGCTAAGGAGTAAATGATGGCACGCCCCAGCAAGCAAGAAATTGAAAATATGCGTAGAGATGCGGCAGCAGCTAAAGCAGAAAAGCCGTATATGGAATCTTTAACTTCAACAGAAGAAGCTCCTCCATCTGCGGGTGCAGGTCGCGGCTTTGTAAATCCACCCGTAAAGAAAATGGCTAAAGGCGGCTCTGCTTCTTCGCGTGCTGATGGTATTGCCCAACGCGGCAAAACCAAATGCAAAATTTGCTAGGAGAGCAGCATGATGGCCAGCCGAGGTATGGGTGATATATCCCCATCAAAAATGCCTAAAGGTGTGCGTAAGGCCCGCAGGGATAACACCGACTTCACCGAGTACGCCAAAGGTGGTGAGGTTTGGGATAAGGCTCGTCCAAAAAAGTTAGGCCCATCGAAGCCATTAAGCTCAAGCAAAAAAGCCAAAGCTAAAGCTTCCGCAAAAGCTGCTGGTCGCCCGTATCCAAACTTAATTGACAATATGAAGGCCGCGTAATGTCTACTACCGGTACCACAGCCTTTAATCTAGAGTTTACGGAACTTGCTGAAGAGGCTTGGGAGCGGGCTGGGCGCGAGATGCGCTCTGGCTATGATTTGCGTACAGCGCGTAGATCTCTTAACCTGATGACCATAGAGTGGGCTAATCGCGGCCTAAACATGTGGACCATTGAGACGGGCACGATTACGTTGACCCAGGGTCTGAACACATATGCTTTGCCCACTGATACGATTGATCTACTGGATCACGTCATTCGGACTCAGCCAAACGTAGCATCAACCCAGGCTGACTTGAGCATCACCAGGATTAGCGTATCAACGTATGCAACTATCCCAAACAAGCTGACTCAAGGCCGGCCAATTCAAGTATGGATTCAACGTTTGTCTGGCGAGGTTGGTCCTACTGCCGCCACCTTAAACGGCGCTATCACAGCTACGACTGATTCCATTACCCTAAGTACCGTTGTTGGCCTGGCTGGATCTGGTTACATCCGCGTGGATAGTGAAGATATCTATTACACCTACATATCAGGGAATACCCTGGGCGGTGTTTTCCGTGGCCAAAACAACACAACCGCAGCCTCTCACGCAACTTTAACAGCTGTTAAAGTTCCCCAGTTGCCTGCTGTTACGGTTTGGCCAACACCGGATGGATCACAGACTTACCAATTTGTCTACTACAGGCTACGCCGCGTTCAAGATGCCGGCAAGGGTGTAGAGACAGCAGATATGAATTTTAGGTTTTTGCCCGCTGTTACAGCTGGATTGGCGTACTATATTGCCATGAAAGTACCCGAGTTAATGGGTCGCTTGGATATGCTAAAGGCTGTTTACGAAGAACAGTACAAGCTTGCGGCTGGTGAAGACCATGAAAAGGCCACGTTACGCTTAGTTCCACGCCAATCATTTATTGGTGGAGGTGGCATGTAATGACTTCACCGTATGCATCTGGCAAATATTCAATTGCCCAATGTGATCGGTGTGGCCAGCGTTATAAATTAAAGCAATTGAAAATTGAAGTCATTAAGACTAAACTCTATCAATTGAAAGTTTGTGAGGAATGTTGGGACCCTGATCAACCGCAGTTACAGTTGGGCATGTATCCGGTTAATGATCCCCAGGCCGTATACCAGCCTCGCCCGGACACAACTTATGTTGCGGCTGGCTTGAATGGGTTGCAGTTAACAAATGGAGCCCAGGGAACGCCAACTGGAGGATCTAGGGATATTCAATGGGGCTGGTTCCCTGTTGGTGGAGCAAGTGGGTTTGATGCGGTTTTAACGCCTAATTACTTGGTTGGAACCACAAGTGTTGGCACAGTAACGATTTCATAGGAGTTTATGATGGCTAAAGAAAAAAGTGATATGGCGCAAGACAAGGCCATGATCAAAAAGGCGTTCAAACAGCACGATGCTCAAGAACACAAAGGCGGAAAAGGCACTACTCTTAAGCTAAAAAAGGGTGGCGTTACGTCAATGGATATGAAACGTGTTGGTCGTAACATGGCCCGTGCCATGAACCAAAGGGGTAAATAATGGCCTATTCCATGAAAAAGGGCGGCAAAGAAGTTGGCCCAGCTAGTGTTTACGCAAAGCCCCACACCATGTCTGGTGAGCCTGCTGCATTTACCAGTGTTACTCCTCCCAACATGAGTGATCCGGCCAACATGGACATGTCGGTAAACAGCTATAGCAACAAACGCCCAGCCCCAACCAAAACTGACGGCATCAAAATTCGCGGTACTGGTGCGGCGACCAAAGGCGTTATGGCGCGGGGTCCGATGGCATGAACTATTCTGAGCTTTCGTCAGCGATACAGACCTATACGGAAAATAACTTTCCGACGATTACCCTTGCGGACTCGTCTACTGTATCGTCTACGGCTCAGATTAACCGCTTCATTGAGCAGGCGGAGCAGCGCATCTATAACTCGGTGCAGTTTCCATCGTTGCGAAAGAATGCAACAGGTGCCATTACATCAAGCAACAAATACTTGTCTTGCCCTAATGACTTTCTAGCACCTTATTCTTTAGCCATTTACCCGTATGGTGGCGGTGATTTCATATTCTTGCTGAACAAGGATGTGAACTTTATCCGCGAGGCTTACCCTGGGCCAACAAGCACAGGAACACCAAAGTACTACGCCTTGTTTGGGCCAACTACAACATCCGGCTCTCCTCCTACACCTACAAATGAGTTGAGCTTTATCCTAGGGCCAACGCCAGATACAGCTTATTCCGCAGAGCTGCATTACTACTACTATCCAGAATCCATTGTTACTGCCAGCACTACATGGCTGGGTGATAATTTTGATACAGCTTTACTCTATGGATGCTTGGTGGAAGCTTATACATTTATGAAGGGCGAACCGGATTTGGTTGCACTCTACAAGCAAAAATACATTGAAGCAATTGCACTAGCAAAACGCCTGGGTGATGGTATGGAGCGCCAGGATGCATACCGCAGTGGCCAACTTAGGGTTGAGGTTAGCTAATGACTATTCTTCAGACCCAGACCACCAGCTTCAAAAAGGAGTTGTATCAGGCTGTCCACAATCTGTCCACAGACACGATCTACATAGCCCTGTATACGGGAAATGCCGACTTGACTGAAGCTACTACGGTTTACAGCGCAACCAATGAAGTCTCTGGTACAGGCTACACGGCGGGTGGTAAAGCCTTAACCGGGGTTCAGATTAGCTCATCTGGCTATGTGGCCTATGTGAACTGGGCTAACGTATCGTGGACGGCAGCATTGACTGCCCGTTGTGCCTTGATTTATAACGTCACGCAGGGTAACAAGTCGATTGCCATTCTGGACTTTGGGTCTGACAAAACATCGACTGCCACGTTTACAATCACTATGCCAGCAAACACTTCAACTACTGCGCTTATTAGGAGTTCAAATTGATCGTTACTACCACCAAAGGCGAGATGGATGATTCCTTGCTTGAGAAGCGGGAAGGCACAGTCGATAACGAAAATGAGCTAACAACTTGGGTTGAATACTGGTCTGACGGGGAGCTTGTTCACAGGTCTGCCCATGTTACGTTGAAGAAAATGCCTACCTTTGCAGGTGGCGAAGCCGCATCTTTTTAAGGAAATATTATGGCAAACACACAGAGCATGGCTACTTCGTTCCTTGGTGAACTGATGTTGGGCCAGCACCAGCTTGGTGCTTCTACTATCGTTTCTCGTGGTAGCTTGACTACTCCCACTACGGATACCTTAAAGGCGGCGCTATACCTTGCCTCGGCTACGATCAATGCAGCAACTACGGCATACACAGCGACAGGTGAAGTTACCGGTACAAACTACACAGCGGGCGGTGTGACGGTAACCAATGCTACGGCTCCAACTTCTACCAACTCGTCTTCAACGGCGGGCGTAGGGTATTGGACACCTTCTGCATCTTTTGTATATACAACGGTGACATTGGCTACGGCTTTTGATTGTGTTTTGTTGTACAACTCAACGCAGAGCAATAAGGCAATCAGCGTCCATACCTTTGGTTCTCAAACCGTTACGGCAGGCACTTTTACGCTGACTATGCCTTCCAACACCACGACTACTGCCCTGCTTCGCTTGGCAACAACCTAATAACGGGGTACGGCTAAACGCCGTGTAGACCATGTTTGGTATAACCCCTTTTGCTGGAGCGCCTTTTGGCGCTACTGGCGATACCGCCATAGTACCAACTCCGGGTACGTGGGGGTACGGCACTTGGGGTTCTGATCCTTGGGGTGGGACACCAGATAAAAATATCGCCATAACAGGGGTAAGTGCTTCTGGTTTAGTTGGAGTATTAACTCCATCTGAGGCGGTTAATACAAGCGGGAATGCAGCAACAGGCAGTGTAGGAACTACAGGTGTAAATCTTTTTGTCGCCGTAACAGGAGTTTCTGCGGCAGGGGCAGTAGGGACTCTTACTGATAGCCGGACAGTTGCCCTTACAGGCACTACTGCAAGTGGGCTACTAGGTGCGTTTACTTTAGTCCACACTAACCCTATAACAGGTGTTTCTGCGGATGGCGCGGTTGGCACAGTTTCCGATAAAGGTGTCAGTATTGGTATTACCGGTACTGCCGCTTCTGGCACTGTTGGAACTGTTATACCTAGCAGCACGGAAGCAGATACGGGGGATGTTGCCACAGGTTTTGTAGGTACATTAAGTTCTAGCCGTACTGTAGCGGTAAGCGGCGTATCCGCAAGTGGAAGCGTTGGTACAGTTTCTGACAAAGAGATTGGTATTAGTATTACCGGTAATGCGGCATCCGGAACAGTTGGAGGCGTAACTCAGAGCGTACAGGTTGCATTGTCAGGCGTTGAGGCGGCTGGGAAAGCTGGGTATATGATTGTTCCGCTGCAATCGCTTATTGCAAGTGGAAGCGTAGGCTCCGTACAGCCTGAATATAGTTTTAACTTAACCGGTGCATCAGCAACAGGCACTGTTGGCAGTTTGGGCTTAGGGGACAGGTTAATTGCGCTGACTGGGGTTTCTGCGGCAGGTTCTGTTGGAACGCTGATTCCTGTATATTGGCAGTTAATTGATGACAGCCAGAATGCAAACTGGATATCAATAGATAACACGCAAACTCCCGGCTGGTCTACAATTGATGATAACCAGACAACCGACTGGGTGCTTATTGACAACACACCGTAGAGGCATAAATGGCACTTGTCTTAGCTGATCGAGTTCAAGAAACCACCACAACGACTGGTACAGGCACTGTCACGCTTGCTGGAGCCGTGTCAGGATTTCAAACTTTTGCCGCCGTTGGTGATGGGAACTCTACCTACTACACCATTGCGGGCGGGTCAGAATGGGAAGTTGGTATTGGAACTTACACAGCATCCGGTACAACCCTATCCAGAACTACTGTAATTTCTTCTAGCAACTCTGGCTCTTTGGTAACATTTTCCGCAGGCACAAAGAATGTGTTTGTTACTTACCCAGCAGCAAGGTCGATACCTACAAATAGAGCTATCGTTATGTCAATTGTTTTTGGATATTAATTATGGCAAACCCAAATATTGTTAACGTATCTTCCATTTACGGAAGTACAAACTATTTAATCCCCAGCACCACATCTGCTACTACTTGGACTGCTTTAACTCCTGCGGCTGGTACAGTCAACAAGATAGATAACATTGTTGCGTCAAATGTTACTGCGTCCGTAGCCACGGTGACCGTAGCGATCAATAGTGCAGCAGCAGGTGCTGGAACAAACTACCGCTTGATCTATCAAGTGCCTGTGCCAGTAAACGCTTCAATTGTCATTGTGGACAAAAGCACAGCGTTTTATTTGGGTGAAGCACAATCTATTGTGGTGACTGTCGGAACAGCAAGTGCTATTGAATTAACGTCATCGTATGAAGCGATTACCTAATGTCCACGCAATATAAAGCGTCTGTTCTTTCATCAACTGAACAGCCATCATCATCTTCTAGTGCTGGTGGAATCTGGACTACCAGTGATGTAATGCAAGCGCAAAAAGCAACTACATGGCCTTTATTTATATCGCCAATATCTGCAATTGAATATTTAATGGTAGCTGGTGGTGGAGGTGGTGGGTATGGCGGCGCTAACAGCGGCGGCGGTGGTGGTGGTGGTGGAGGCATATTAACGTCTGCCTCATTTAGTGTTTCAGCGGGAACTAGCTATTCCATGACAATTGGTGCTGGTGGCGCTAAATTAGTCAATGGAACAAATACTACTTTTGCTGGAGGAACTGCATTTGGTGGTGGTTATGGTGCTAGTGGTTTTTCTGATACTGGCGCAGGAAACGGTAGCGCAGGTGGAAGCGGCGGTGGAGGCGGTGTACATAGCGGCGCTACAACTGGTGGATCAGTAACCCAAACAAGTAATAACGGTGGTACAGGGTATGGGTTTGCCGGTAGTCCTGGTCTTATATCATCCCCTTACTATCCTTCTGGCGGCGGTGGAGGTGGTGCTATAGGTGTTGCTGGCTCTAGTTCTGGCCCCGGAGGAGGAGGTGCAGGTCGTTTATCTACTATTAGCGGCGCTTCAATATATTACTCGGGTGGCGGAGGCGGAAGCTCAACAGCATACGCAACCGCAGGTGATCCATTACACGGACGCGGCGGAGGTAGTACCACTGGAATTACAACAACTAGTGCTACTCCCGGAACAGGTACAGGTGGGGATGGAAGTGCTGCATCTGGTTATCAAGGGCAAAATGGTGTTGTAAATACTGGAGGCGGTGGAGGTGGTGCTATGACTTTTGCAACCGGTGGACATTCTGGTGGATCAGGAATTGTTATTATTGCGTACCCAAACACTTATGCAAATTTAACATCTGTTTCTGCTGGTCTTACTTGTAATGGAAGTGCAGGAAACACGGTTCCCGATACAGCATCTCGCGCAGGTTTTAAAGTTTACAAATTTACTGCCGGTACTGGCACTATCACTTGGTAAACAAAAATGGCTACTAGGTACAAAGGCTCCATCATGTCGTCCACGGCGCAACCGACTTCAACGTCTAGCGCTAAAGGAATATGGAAAAAAGCCACTGTGTTGCAGGCGCAAAAAGCGGGAACATGGCCTATATTGTCTTTCCCAATCGAATATTTGGTACTTGCTGGTGGAGGTGCTGGCACTTGCGGGAACTCTGGAAATATTGGGAATGGTGGTGGTGGAGCAGGGGGTTTATTAGCATCAACTGAAAATTTAAGTCCGGGCATAGCCTACACATTTACGGTTGGAGCAGGAGCAACAGGAACAGCGGCTGGTTTAGGTAATGTTGCTTCTAATGGTTCAAATTCGGTAATTTCTGGCACAGGGCTTACTACAATAACTGCATTAGGCGGTGGCAGTGCAAAAGCATATCAAGCAACAGCAGCAGCATCTAACTCTGGTGGTTGTGGTAGTGGAGGTACATACAACAATATTTCCCCGGGGACTGGGGCTGCTGGCCCACCAAGGCAAGGCTATGATGGCGCTGCGGGTATAAATTCTGGAAATTACACTGGTGGCGGCGGAGGGGGTACAGGTGCTAATGGTGTTGCTGGCGCTTCGGGAGGAACAGGTGGCGCAGGTTCTTCTCAATCCATAATGGGGTCATCAATACTTTATGGTGGCGGCGGAGGTGGTGGAGTTATAAGTGGCTCCCCCGGCGCTGGAGGTACTGGTGGCGGCGGTGCTGGCGGCCTTAATGTAGCTGGTGTAGCAGGAACAGCAAATCTTGGCGGTGGCGGGGGTGGTGCTGGTTACATTAATGCAACAGGGGCAAATGGTGGCTCTGGAGTAGTTATTGTTGCATACCCAAGCACTTACCCTAGCGCATCTGCTGCAAGTGCTGGATTGACTATTAATGGAAGCGCAGGAAATATTACGCCTGATACCGCATCTAGGTCTGGATACAAAATATACAGAATTACTGCTGGTACTGGAACTATTACTTGGTAAATGATATGGCACATTTTGCAGAACTTAATGAAAATAACGTTGTTGTACAAGTAATCGTGGGCGTTGACGAGCCTTTGGATGGTGAAGCCATCTACGCAGAAACAACGGGTACGGTCTGGAAAAAGACAAGCTACAACACACAAGCTGGACAACATTTACTAGGCGGCACTCCATTTCGCAAGAATTACGCTGGGATTGGTTACAGCTACGATCCAGACAGGGATGCGTTTATCCCGCCGCAGCCATTCCCAAGCTGGACACTTGACGAACAGACATGCCAATGGCATCCTCCGATACAATACCCTAGTGATGACAAGCGTTACACGTGGGATGAGCAAACTATTTCTTGGAAAGAAGTCCTATGACAGTCAATTACACAACCAACCTAGCCCTTGGGCAGCCCGTAACAGGCACTGAGTCTGGTACTTGGGGGGATGATGTAAACAACGCCGTTACTGCCTACTTGGATATTGCTATTGCTGGTGGCTTGGCTGTCGCAGTTACCACGGCTGACGTTACCCTAACAAACACGCAAGGTACAAGTTCAGCTACCAACATCGGCTCAACCACTGCGCAGTATGCAATCCTGAACGTAAGCGGGGCAATGACCGCAGCCCGCAACCTGATTGTCCCCAGTAGCAGCAAGTGGTATATCGTCAATAATGCCTGTACGGGCGGATTCCTACTGACAGTTAAAGGCACAGCCACTTCAGGGGTTACCCTTACCAACGGCGAAAAGTCCCTGCTGTTCTGGAGTGGAACGGACTATGTGAAGGTCGCTACGCAGGGAGGCACAGGAGCTTTCTCCTTGCCAGCAGGAACCACGGCACAGAGGCCAGCATCATCTGTTGTAGGTATGCTCCGCTACAACTCCACAACCAATGCGTTTGAAGGGTACAGCGGGGTTTCTCCAGCTTGGTCTGCTGTTGGAGGCGGTGGTGCTACAGGCGGCGGAACAGACAAAATCTTTATTGAAAACGGTCAGACTGTTACCACCAATTACACCATCACAACCAGCAATAACGCTGGTACATTTGGCCCGGTTTCTATTGATAGTGGAGTTACCGTTACCGTCCCTACCGGCTCGGTATGGACAGTTGTTTAAGGAATAAATATGAGTTTAGTACAAGTCCAAGGCAACGCAAGCGGCACAGGCACGCTGACTATTGCCTCACCGAATACGAACACCAACAGAACGCTGACGCTGCCTGATGCAAGCGGTGTGCTGGGTGCTTACCCACAGATTTACTCTGTCACTGCTTCGGTAGC